AGCAATCAAAACAGTACCGTTAAATTGATATACCTTAAAACCTGCATTTGTTGTAAAGTCAATTTTTAAATCATATAAAGCCCCTGTTGTTAAATTAGATAATCTTTGACCGCCAAATGTACCTAGTAAAGCTGCTAGAACACCACTTGATACAGTAAAACCACCTGAAGCTTGTGATGTAAACCTAAACCAAGTGTTGACCGTTGGGGTGTTTGCATCTATATATGCTTGTGTACCCTCTGCATAAGAATCTCTTTTCATTGTAAGCCTTTTTTCTTCAATCTCGCTTT